AAAAAAATAGCATGTTTTAACCCGAAAGGCTCACACGATGAAAATTTCAAAGCGTGGTTGAATAGTTCGGAAACAATAGCAAAAAATCTAATTAACGCTAGAAAGCCTGAAAAATACTTATTGGAAATATCCTATAACAAAAGACAGGCCGAACAATATTGCGAGTTTTTTGGTATTGACATACCTCAAAATTTACAGGATGTTTTTAATATTAGCAATAAACAAGAGTATTTAAAGCTATATGAAAAACAGATTGAATTTGAGAAACAAGAGCAAAAAAGACGATTAAGAGAGCAAAAGGCACAATTTAAAGAGCAATTTAAAAAGTGGATAAATGATGAAACAGATAGAATTTATACATATTATAAATACGACTTTTTAAGACTCAAAGATGACAGAATTGAAACTACACAAGCCGTAAAAATACCCCTTGAATTAGCAAAGCGTCTATATTTAAGCATCAAAAACGACTCTTTGCACGTTGGTGACAAAATATTGAATTTTTCAGTTGATAAGGTAGGGCAAGAAATAAAAATTGGCTGTCACACATTTACAAAACCTTATTTATTGCGTTTTGGCTCCCAATTATTTTAACAGGTTAACTGATGAGGTTTAAATAACCGAAATAAAGCCCCTTTTTAGGGGTTTTATCTTAACCAATAATTAAAACAATGACAAACAAAGAAATTTTAAACGCTATTTATAGCGGCTTAGAGGTTGTAAGTAATTGCAACAGCGTTAAATTAATCATTATTGAAAACGAGCTTTATTTTGGCTTTATTGGCACTAAATATGCTTTAAAAGTGCAAAGCGAAAAAGAATTAAGCCTTTATAAGTGGAGGCTAACAGAACATGCCGAATATTTAGCAAAATAAGACTAAATAAAGACCTTATTTTTTAGGTTGGTATGTCTATACTAACCGCAAAAGATATGGCCAAAATAGGGCTATAAATAGGCAATAAATTGCTATTGTCTACAGGTCAATAGTATGCATATTATATATTGATGTTTAAACATTGATATGTAATATCATGGGCCGCCAAAAACCCTATCCAAAAACTTCCCAAAAAACCCACAAAAACCCCACAAAAATCTTTTATGATTTCTTTAACAAAAAACCCGTTAAAAATCTTAAATAATCACAAAAACTCCTTAATTTTACAAAACACTAACCAAAAAACCAAAAATCTATGTTTGAATTAATCACCGCCAAATTTGATTGCCATTGTGCAATTAGTGGCCGACTCATTAAGCAGGGTCAAGATATGTACTATAACTACATAACAAAAACCTGCATTCATCCTGTCGAATATGAACAATCTATTAATGCTATCCAAAAATCTGGAACGCAGTCTTATTTCCAACGCCACCAAAAATTGAACAAATAACCCCAAAAACCTTAATTATGAAAAAGTATGAATTTGTATGCAAAACCGATTTAGTAACAGGCGAAGAGTTTTATTTCACTAGAGAAGATGGCTATTTTTTAAGCCAGACTTTTAACAGAGATAAAAACAAGGCCTATGACCTGTTTATTAAAGCAACAAACAAAGAACAATTAGAAAAATACGAAACTATTGAAACTATTTACTTACCAACCGAATAAACATGGAATTTATTAACCCATCATTAAGACAAAAAGGCCTTAAAGAATATTACACCTCCATTGGGCCAGGAGGTACAATGCAGAAGCAGTACACCTACAGAAAGATGCTGATTAGCTGGAACTCCAAAAAACCCCTAAACAAGTTTTACTATTGGAGGACACATTTTTACGGAAGTATTGAAGGATGCATGAGAGCCATTGACAGACATTATAAACATTACAAACAAACATTACAATGATTGAGATTAAGGATTACAAACAACTATTACAATACGGAGATTTAAAGAAAATCTGTGAGAAGACAGGACTGACTCCGTATAGAATAAACTCAGGCCTAGCGAGAGCAGACCAATTTATTATAGATATTATTGAAACATACTACGAAGCGAAGTTAAAGACATTGAGAGACCAAATTTATGACTATGAAGGATAAGTTATCTTATTATGTGGTGCCAGGCTTACCAACCGTAAAAGCTACCGATAGAAAGTCTATCGTTGACTTTGTGGCTGGTGAGCTCAATATTAACCCACATAAACTTAAAAGACCAGACCGTAATAGAGTTTATGTTCAGGCTCGTAATATGTGCTACTTTATCATGTTACACCAATTAGGGATGACATCTGTATCTATAGGCCATTACTTTAACAGAGACCATAGTACAGTATTACATGGATTAAAGATGCACAGAAACGATTATGAGCAGAATGAAACCTACAAGGAAAAATTCGATGAGATTATTTTCTTAATGAAATTATATAAAACAAAACCAAAAATCAAAAAATCACTTTATGCTATCTAATTTTCACACATGGTTAGACAATGACAAAAAACTTCTTGTTGCAAAAATTTTGCATGAGATTAACTATTCACAAGCTTCGTTTGAGCTTATTCAATCATTGATTAAGGTTTGGGAACAATACCCAACAAGAGAAGCTTATTTCTTTACACAAAACACAATTAACAATGGAATTACAAAAAACTAACCCAAGCTATGAGTTAATTAACAAAGACTCAATGCTACAACTTTCTAATGAGCTTAGTAAACTAATCAAAGAAAAAGGCTTAAGCTCAAACATTCAAGGTAAACAATTCGTAAACGTAGAAGGATGGCAGTTTGCTGGTGCTTCTTTAGGATTGATGCCTATTATTACTAATACTCAAGACTTATCAAATGAAACTACTATTAAGTACATGGCTACTTGCGAAGTTCGTAATATTAACACTGGTTTGGTCGTTGCAACTGGTATTGCTTTGTGTTCCAATGCAGAAAAAACTAAGCGTTATTTTGATGAATACGCTATTCTCTCAATGGCTCAGACTAGAGCAATTGGCAAGGCGTATAGAAACTTATTGGCATGGCTTATGAAAGCTGCTGGGTTTGAAGCAACACCTGCAGAGGAGATGGACTTTGCTGTAGAGGAGCCTAAAAAACCTTCTAAGCCTGTAGTAGAGGTAGTAGCTGAGATTGTTGAAGAAGAGGAGGTTGATAAGGATAAACTGATGTTTGAGATTGCAAAATGTACTAAAATCAAACAATTAACTGATTTGTATTTTACACATAAACAGTTGTTTGATAGCAATGAAACGTTGATGACTGTACTAAAAGCAAAAAAAGATAATTTAACCAAAAAATAAAACTATGCCTTATTCAACTTGTTGTGGTGCACATACCACTATGCCAGAAATTGATATTTGTCCTGATTGTAAAGAACATTGTGATTGGGAGGAACAAGATGAGCCTACTGATGACCAATTATTTAACAATCACAAAACAGAAGGAGGAATTTCATTTAATAACAACTCTACCTGGCAGGGTAGATAAAAAATAAACCTATGAGTTTAGAATTATTACCAAAAATAGAATTAAGTTCTATAGAACCGAACAAATTCAACATTGAACTATTAAAGCAAACAATTGTAGCACACTTTAGAGACTCTGGTGAGTCACCTTTAGAGATGCTAGTTAAGTCAGAAGCTTTACAACAGCTTTTAGATGGCATTAGAGCCGAATTAAAAGAAGATGTAATCGCTGAGCTAGACAAGTACCCACAAGGTAAAGCAGATGTATTAGGAGCTGAGTTATCTAAGATGGAATCAGGTATTAAATATGCTTATGATGGAGATTATACATGGCAAAAACTTAATCAAGAAGTAGAGGCTGTTAAGTATAAGCTAAAAGAAAGAGAAGCTTTGCTTAAGGCTATTAAAGAACCATTGGTAGACCCTGAGACTGGTGAGATGATTTATCCTGCACCTAAATACTCTACAACAACATTTAAAATTTCCTTGAAGAAATAAACTCATAGCCCCCAAAATTTATTATTAACTTAGTGGTGTTAGTTATGTCTAAACTAGGGGGCTTAAACTTTAAATTATGAAAAATTTTTCACTTATAATAGCAATATCTTGTGCTACAGTTTCTCTTTATTTTGTTATAAAAGGAGAAACTTTGGAAGCAATATTATTCATGAGTTATGCTATTTATAATAAACAAGACACAAAAGATTAACTATGAAATCAGCAATGCAGGAGTTAAAATGTCTTATAAAAGACAGAATAAAAAATCTTAATAATGAATTAAATTATTATACATCAGGATATAAGCAAGGTCTTATTGAGATGGAAATAGAAGTTGATGCTTTGCTTGAACAAGAAAAAGAGCAGCTACAAAAAGCCTTTTCAGATGGTCAAGAAACTCCCATAAACCATCCTACTTTACCACATTATAGTAGAGATGAATATTATAATGATAACTATAACCAAAACAAATAAACTATGAAACCTTTAGACTTTATAAAATTTTTCTTTATCAGCGTTCCTTTAGCGTGTGTGCTATTTGTAACTGCTAATTTTTACTTTGAATTAAAACGACTAAAATTAAGATGGCAAAAGAGATAAAAGGATTGGAGAATAATATACCTGTAAGAATGGTGTATATTGATACGAAAGAAGAGGTGTATTTTGATTCAGTTTCTAAAGCAGCTAGAAAGTATAAAATAAATGCTCAGGCTTTAAGAGATGGATTAAACCCATTAGCTCGTAAGAAGTTCTTGATTAATGACGGAACTAGGGATAGAGTGGTGGCTTTTAGGATTAAAAAAGAATCTTAACTTTGTAGTGAGTATTGCAGACTCATTTAGAATTTATTAGCCCTTGATATGAACCCCTATCTGCAATGTAGGGGGGACTTGATGGGGCATTTTTATTTTATGAATAGAGATTTTAAGGGAGTTTGGATTCCCAAAGACATCTGGCTTGATGAGAACCTAACATGGATGGAAAAACTTTTGTTAGTAGAGATTGACAGCCTAGATGCAGAAAAAGGATGCTTTGCATCAAACGATTACTTTGCCAAGTTTTTTCAGTTGAGCAAATCAAGGATTAGTGATTTAATAGGTCAGTTAGTTAGTAAGGGTTATATCACTACCTTTTTACTTTACGAAGGAAAACAGGTTAAAAGAAGAGAAATTACTATGGTTGTACCTATTCGGAAATTCGAAGGGGGTATTCGGAAAACCGAAGAGGGGTATTCGGAAAAGGCGAAGGATATTAATACAATAGTTAATAATACAATTATAACTAATAATAAACTATATAACCATAAAGAAGCTTTTATTAATCGTGTTGAGGAATTTAAAGACAAACTTGGTAATCAAAAAGAATCTTTCATTAGTTACTGGACCGAAGCAAACGAAAAAGGAAAGATGAGATTTCAGGCTGAAAAATTCTTTGATGTTAGTAGAAGAATAGCTACTTGGGTTAAGAACTCTAAAAACTTTCAACCAATAACTAACGAAAAACCTAAAATAACCCTTAAATAATGGAAGCTGTCATCCTACCTAAAAACATAGAACTTGAGCAGAATATACTTGGCTCATTATTAATAGATAAGAATGTAATACCATTAGTCATTGGTATGCTTAAAGAAGAGGTATTTTATGACCTTAAACACCAGCGTATATTTAGAACCTTAAATGATATGTACAATCGTAATATTGCGATTGACATAACAACAGTAGCTCAAATGCTGTCTAATGAACAATCATTAAGCGAAGTCGGTGGTGCATATTATCTATCAAAACTAACAGACAGTATAGTTCGTACAAACCACCTCAATACACATATTGCTATGGCTGTTGAGTTGTACAAGAAAAGACAAGCCTATTTTCTGTTTAAGCAGTCAGAAGCAGAGTGTTTAGATATGGAAAGTGAAGTTTTAGATTTACTTTCTACAGTAAATAGTAAACTTATAGGTTTACAAGAGTTTGGTAATATCTACGAAAAGACTATAGACCAAATAGTATTAGCAGTCATAGAAAAAAGAGACATGGCTCAAAAAGGTGAGTTATTAGGGTTTAATACAGGCTTTACTGAACTAAACCATACCATAGCAGGTTGGTGCAAACCTGACATGATAATCGTAGCTGCTAGACCAGGAGCAGGTAAGACGGCCATGATGCTTTCAAGTATTTATCATCTAGCAATCCTAAATAGCGTTCCTACGGCCATTTTTAGCCTCGAAATGAGCTCAGAACAGCTAGTTGAAAGATTAGAGTCAATCGTGTCTCAAGTGCCGTTAAAACGTCTTAGAACGAATAATATGAATGAGTATGAAAAATTAGAGGTTATGAAGGCTGATGACAAGATATTGCAGTCACCCATCTATATAGATGATACAGGCGGTATTAGCATCCAACAACTCAGGGCTAAAGCTACTGTAATGAAGCAGAAGTATGGTATAAAAGTAATTTTTATAGACTACTTACAGCTAATGACAGCTAATAGTAAGCAAAACCAAAACAGAGAGCAAGAAGTGAGCACTATCTCACGAAGCTTAAAAGCCTTAGCAAAAGAGTTAGAGGTACCTATTATCGCCTTATCTCAACTTTCTAGAAGAGTAGAAGAAAGAGCAGATAAAATGCCTCAATTATCGGATTTAAGAGAGTCAGGTAGTTTAGAACAAGATGCTGATATCGTAATTATGTTGATGCGACCATCTTATTATGAAATGACAGAACCTGTTACTATAGGTGGAACTGAATACGATTCTCAGTCTTTAGTTATTTGTAAGGTAGAAAAGAATAGACATGGAGTAACTAAAAATATACCATTAAGATTTATAGGAGAAACAGTAACATTTGAAAATAATAAATAATGAAATATTCCTCAAGTTTTAGCCATGACTTGGCTTTTGGCGAACAAGCAGAAGATTGGGTAAATGATTTATTTAATAACCCAAGCAAAATAAAAATAGAAGTAAAGCACGATAGGATTGCTCATAAAACAGGAAATGTTTTTATAGAGTATGAATCTAGGGGTCAAAAAAGTGGTATAGCTACTACTGATGCAGACTACTGGATTTATAAGATTGAAAGGACTAATTGCTCTATAATTCTACCTACTGACTATCTTAAAAATAGATTAAGGAACTATTATCAACTAGATATGTATAAAAGTAATGGAGGTGATGATAATACTTCTAAAGGGTTTTTAGTTCCAATATCAGTATTAATGACAATAAACGATGGGTAAGTTTTATACAGATAGAAAAAAGACCAAGTTTGAAATAGAACAAGCTAAAGCAAATGATGGTTATTATCAAGTGTTAAGGTTATTCGCTAAAAACACTAAAGTATTAATCATTCACAATAGTGATGCTTTGCGTAAAGGTTATTTTTTATTAGAGTATGAAAGAGATGGACAGCCTTCTGGGATTACTGATGCTAAAGTAGAGTTTTTTGCTTTTAACTTGGACCTTAGAGACAGAATAGTATTTATCAGAGCAGAGTTTTTAAGAATAAAAGCTAGAAGATATTATAAGATTGGAGACATAAAAAAGAAGGATGGAGTATGCTATGTTAAGATGCCAACATCTGAATTAATAAGATGGGCATAATATAATATATTAAAATATATAGTAACTTTGATTTATGGCATACCAAACAGCAGCAGAATTAACCAAGATGATGATGGACTATTTAAAGGAAAGAGGTAACGATGTTTGGAGGAACAATAACCTTGCTGTAAAAGGCAGAAGCTTTATAGGTAGAAAAGGTGTACCTGATATTATTGGCTATTCTAAAAAGTATGGTCAGTTTATAGGATGTGAGGTAAAGGCTATAGGTGATAGACTATCTGTAGAGCAAATGGAGTTTTTAACGAATTTAGGAATGTGCGGAGGGATTGCAATGTTATGCCAACAAGTAAGAGACGAAACTATAATTGTTAAAATATTTAATCAAGATGGCGAAAGCAAAGACTACAAATTCGAACAAGGTGAGCTTCGGTAAAAGAAAAGAAGGCAAACCTAAAAAATCTTATAATAAACACAGCCCAAAGCCAAAAGAATACAGAGGTCAGGGCAGATAAAACAAAACAAATGGAAAACTTAGAATTAGAAAACAAAGAATTAAAAGCACCAAAGGTTACTAAAAAGCAAAAAGAATTTGTTTCAGAAGAAACAATAGCTACTTTTGAAGATATATTAAAAGACTATGCTATAGATTTAAAGTATAGACCTTTTATAAAACAATTAGTTAACGAATACAAAAAGAATGGATAATGAGAATTATGACAGCGTTGTAACAGAAGTTATTAATCGTTACAAGGATAGAGCCAATTTAGGTTTAAATAAATATGGCACGACTTTAGATAGAGATGACTTATCAACGGAACAATGGTTAGACCACGCTATAGAGGAAGCATTAGATTTAAGCTTGTACCTAACCAAATTGAAACAAAATTTCAAAAAGAGTATTTAACAATCAAAAAATAAAAACATGGCAAACAAATCAGACAAAATTTACTTAGGTAGATGTTTCAGTATGAAGACCGCTTACGGTGAATTTAAGAAAGTATCTTTAGGTCCAGATGACTTAGAGAAGATTAACGAGTTCGCAAAGAACAACAAAGGATGGGCTAACCTATTAATTAAAAACAAAAAGACTGCAGGACCAGGTGAAACTAATTTCTATGTAGAGATGGACACATGGGTTGCTGACGGTAAGAAAGAAAAATTACCATTCTAATGAAAAATTTAATTTCTACATTAACAAATTTGTTATTAGTTTTGACTATTCTTTATTTGCCATTTGCGTTTATACAGAATATTTGGAATCCATTAGATTGGCATATAGCAATTAGAGGATTATATTTTCTTTGTTTAGTAGTTATAGCGACATTTGGTTACGAACAATACAAAAAAAGATAGTTTGTGTTTTGTTATAATTAAAGTGAGAAGGGTAGTAGAAATACTACCTTTTTTTATTGTCTAGTTTTTTATATAATTTACTGGACATAAAAAAGCCCTATAGAAATAGGGCTCGTACCTTAAATTATGCGTATGTCGAAAAAAACAATAAGCAAATCTAATAACCTTAATTGATATAACAAAAAAAATCCCCTTTTTTAAGGGGGATTCTAACCAAAAAACCAAAACACCAGCTTATGAGAGAAGCATCTTTAAGAACTTTTGTTTGTTCTGTCGTAAAATTTAGTTAATACAGAGCCATATAATATGCTTTGATACCTAGCAATAAATGCATCAGCAGATTCGTTTACATAAAAGTAATCCTCAGATTGCATATATACAAAGCATCTGTCTTCGTTTTCGTCATCATTAAGCACACTCTCTACCAAATGAATATTGATGTAGGCATCTGACTGCTCTACATAATCTCCATATTCATAGCTATCGTCTTCAGTCAAGCTGATAATATGCATTAACATAACTCATCGTTTTTGTATTAGTGTTCTCAGTTGTTTTTTGATTAAATCTAGTTGTGCTTCTAGTTTTATCTTTTCTGTCATTAGGATTTCTACTAATTTCATCTCTTCTGCGGAACTCATACAAATTTACGTTTTAATTAATTTAGAAATAAAAAGTGCATACCATATTGATTATCAATACAATACACACTTATTTGTTAATTGTCTAAAGTGGGTTTGTTAAATGTTACTTTCTAGGTAACCTAATTATTTTACTGCCTAGTGGCATTGGCACAAATATAGCAATTCTGCCACCATCTAAAACAACACCACATCCTAATGTTGGTCGTTTGGGGAAAGGTTTAGAATACTCCATCGCATAGGCATTAATATCAATCCCACAGCCTACATTCATGCCGAATATCATGTCTTTATCTGAGCTACTATATAGTACACCTCCAAAGCTATGGATATGACCTATAACGGTAGATTGTCTAGCATCTCTTGCTCTATTGATGGCACCTGCTTGTCCTGAGCTACCTGTACCATGAGTGTATAAAACACCATCTATTTCCCATTCTAAAGCCCATTTCCAGCCTTTAGGAGCATCCCAAGCATCTTCATAGGATTTAATAAATCGGTTCGGTAATCCAGTCGTTTGAGCCTTACGTTTATGTAGGGCAGAATGGTTCCCTATGCAAACCTTTACGTTAGGGAACCTCTTATACCATATGTTTAATTGTTTTTGAGCCTCTTCTGATTCTTTAGAAGCTGAATGACCATTAGGATTGGACTCATGATAGCTGATAGCGTGGTTATCTACTTCATCTCCAATATGGATAATCTCCGAACATTGGAACTTGTTAAAGACTTCGTAGCAGAACTGTAAATACTGGGGATGGCAGAATGGAAAATGGGTATCGCCTATAATACCCACGTTTTTTTTGCTCATATATTTTGGTTTTGGTTAGGTTGGTTATTTTACAAGGTTCTCATTTTCTTTATAAGTCACATAATTAGTTCTACCTGCTGTTTTGCCTGTAGCAATCAAAATCTCGTTTTTTAAGTTATCCTTATCATAAGCCACATGGACCCATCCTAATTTACCATTAACGGGAAATTCTGCGATTAATTGTTTGAACTTTAAATTATCTTTTATGTAATAAAATACATCGTTATTGGAATAACTATAACTTGTGCCATCTAAATCAATATCTGCGGCACGACCAAAAGAATGGTCTGAGTTCATTGCACCACCAATAAAGTGATTCAAAGTTTTACTTCTGTATCCACTTGAAAGATTTAATGGACCAAATTTAACACGAATTGGCTCTAATACTTTTTCGCAAAGTATTTTCATGTTTTCTAAATGGTCAGGAGTTGGTTCATTAGAAACTCCATGTCTTTTAGCTGATTCACTTCTAGTAAACTCGGCTAAGTCAAAATGTGCACTAAGCTTCATTATTATCTTTTTTAAATATTTTCTCCATTGATGTTAAGCCTAAACAGCCGAACGCTAACAAAGCTACTGATTCTACTAGAATTGGGCTCGGGGCTGTATGTTCGTCACTAAAACTATTATGATACATTGTAACACATAATGCTACAGTACATAATAAACCACAGATTCTTTTCATGCTTAATTGACCTGATTCGTCACAAAAAAATTGTTTCATATTAATGTAATTGACTGAATTGTAAAATAATTATAAATATCAGCATGAGTTTACTTGCTGCGTGTATTTTGTCTATTTTGCGTTGATTTTCTTCCCAATCTTCGTATAAAGACTTGTTAATTGAGTACTTATATTTCCAATTATAGAAGCTATCTTTTTCAATAGTTCTAACGCTGAGTAAAGAGTCATTTTTTTTTATTTTAGATTGTAAATTGTTTATAGAGTCATTATATGACTTATAAAGCTTATTAATAGTATCAGCCTGACCTATGGTTATAATCACCACAGAATCTTGACCTATCTTTTTAGTTTTTGGGTATTGCGAGAATGTTAAAGTTGGTGCCAGTATCAACACTAACGCTATCAAGCTTAATCTTAACTTCATTTAATTCTGTTTTTAGGGCTATAGTCTCTTGTTTCAGTTCGGTTACCTTACTTATGGTTTGCGTTACTATGGCTTCTTTAACCTTATCAGCCTTAACCTGGATTTCTTTGTTTTTAGACAAGGTCTGATGAAACTCATTCATTAACTGTTGGAACTCTTTATCCTCTGTAGGATGTATTACTGGCTTGTCGGCAACCTTATGACCAACTACTATGGCACCAGATAATAATAAAATTAAGAAGGTCGCTTTCATTATTTAACTGATTTTTTAATTGCACCCATAGCATCTAAAGTTTCTAGCTTAGTTGTAGTAGATGAAAGGGCTGTTTTACACTCTATTAGGGCTTGAGTCTTTAGGCTGTCCTTAAACTCAAGTTTATTGATACGCTGTTCTTGATTGTCTATTCTGCTATTGAAATTACTCCTAATATCTACATATAATGCAGAAATTCCTACGATAACTAGGAATAGGGTTCCCACGATGGGATTACGTGCAAAATCTTTAAAGCTAATCGGAAGAGGATTAGCACTCACATTTAAGCCTTTTTTCGGAGCCATCTTTTATTTTTTACCAATTTTGAAGTATAAGCTACCAGAGTAGCCAATACTGTTGTTTTTATATAAATCTAAACTAAGACCAATTAGAGCCTTATTTTTGGCATTTAGCATCAAAGAAGGACTTAGTACTTGTAAGCCATTAGATGGTCTAAAATCGCCTCTAAAGCCCCAATAAAAGGTATTCTTAGGTTTCTCTACATAAAGTTGCTTGGTAATGATGGTTTTTTCAGTCAAATTAGCCTTAAAAGACCTAGAAAGTATCTTATTTTGGCTTATAGTGTCTGTAATCACAAAGTTATTACTATCTTGGTAAATAGTATCATTGTACGCATATTTACGCATATAATCGGATAATATATATGCCGTATCGTGTATTAATACCTTTTCTGTATCTGTTAAAATGATATACGATTGTATATCTTTTCCTTGTTTGTATTTAGTAAAAGTTTTCTGTTGGTAAACTGTATCATGTACTTCTACCAGTTTGCGATAGTTTTTCATGTCGCTAAAGTCAGCTTTGCCTATGTACTTAGCATCCCTGAAAAAAAGTAGCCATAATACGACTAATACTATGGCTACCAATAAAATGTCCTTAATTCTTATCATTATGCTTCTTCTTTCACTTCTTCTTTAGGTGCTTGTTCTTGAGCAGCCTTAGTTAAAATGTTTAAAATAGGTTGAGCATACTTAAATGGAGTTTCCAATAAGATAGCTTCTAATTGTTGTAATTGTTCGTTGCTTAATGTCATGGTTATATATTTTTTACAAATTTATGATTTATTCTCTAATGCTGATACTTTAGCTTCTAATTCTTCAATCTTTGTCATTGCCTCTTGAAGCACTTTAATTGTAGCATGATGTAAATCAGCAGTATAAACTGATTTTAATGGAATGCCATCTTCTGGAGTTTCCCCAAAACCATCTATATTAATAAATTCTGGTGCTACTTCCTCTACTTGTTGAGCTATTACTCCTATATTATAATCATCATGAGACTGGTCATTATATTTAAATTTAACAATTTCAATAGCTTTAAATTTATCCCAATATGATTCAATAGGGATAATACTATTTTTCATTCTAGCATCTGATAAGTTGCTATCATTACCCTGATAATTATAAAGACCACCATTTGATGCAAATTTGAATCTTAATGTTGAAAAATTACCAGTATAAGCAGAAATAAATTCATTACCAGTATTACTAATACTTGGCTGTAATCCGATTAATAAACCATAAGGACTAGAAGCAGTTGAGGTCATGATTGTATTCCAATCTCCACTTACATCACTTCTTAATTCATGATTTGGTCCAGTAGATGTATAATAACTTCCAGTATTACTCATTTTTGTAAAACCACTACTTGTAATACGCATTCTTTCGGTAGCACCAGTACCAAATATTAATGGTTTTGCATTTGGTGTGTATATTTCAAAACCTTCTGCACCAGTTGCACTTATTAATTGTGCAGCGTAGTTAAATCCTCCAATACCAGCAGATGCTCCTCTTTGTCTTACAAAAGCAGCATATAAATCAGCAGTTGAGCCATCTGTTGTGTTATTTGCATTTGTAACATTTGAACCATTAACGCTTAATGGAGCACTTGGACTACTTGTACCAATTCCTATATTACCTGAAGAGGTAATAATCATCCTATCACTGCCATTAGTTGTAAGATACATTGCAGAAGAAGCTACAATAGAAAGGTTTGTATTATTAGCACCACTTGCTCCAATAGTATGCGTTCCACCAGTACCTCTTGTGCCTTGTAAAGTTAAAGTAGCATCAATTCCAGATATTGTATGATTACCACTTAATAAACTACTTGTAAATCTACCAGTACCAGTAACATCAAAAGTATATGTAGTATTTGTATTTCCTATGCCGACATTTGTTCCATTATCCCAAATTAAGCTATTCCCTATTGTACTTGCTCCAGTGAACTTAGGAACATAGTTTGTTGTACCAGTACCAGTTACTGGATTTGTTAAAGCATTTTGCTTATTGTTAAACGTTGTCCAATCAGCAGCAGATAAGTAACCAGCTTGTGAGCCAGATGCTTGTTGAATTGAAAAAACACCAGTTGTGTTATTATAAGCTAAAGGAGTTGTAGCACTTAGAGATGTTAAGTTAATACCTCCTAAACCAGCTAAAGTATAAGTAGGTACATTTAAAACACCAGTTGTGCTATTGTATGTTGATGCTCCGTTGTTGCCAGTAGTCGTTAA